TATCTTGTATAAGTTCTTTGAGATTGGCAGTTGTACCGCCGGTGATAGAATACAATTCCGTAAAGTTAGCATTAACTTTATTAAAAGCAGCGAATAAGCTATCGCCAGTTTTATCGTTTGGAAGTGTACCTGTTTTAATAATTAATCGTGACATAAATGATCCTCATTCTAATATTTATCGTAAAATGAGGATCAATACGGATTGGCTTATGAAAGTACGAGTTTACCTGGTACTAATTCATATTTTTCAAATTTCTTAATAGGTTCTAATGTTCCTAAAATTAATTTTTCATCTAACATTGAAACATATTTAACGGTAGCAATTCCGTCAATTTGGTCACGTGTTAAACCAGCGTAAATATAAACGCTATGCGGTAGTTGATTAAGTGCATCAGTGTAATTCATAGTTAACTCCAAAATGGTATATTATTAATAGTCGAATTTCCAGTTTTCCAACCAACACCTGAGAAAGTATTTGGTTGCGTAACTGCTAGTGTATTTAGTTGTAGATTGGTCGGAGTATAACTAAATCCGCCAGCTACTTGTGACGAACCGACAATCACACGCACTACACCGGTTTGTGATCGATTCTGCCCAACGTTAACTATTGCAGTAACTAATAACGGCGTACTACCAACATTGCATGCAATTATACCACTTCCTCGCGTCGGGGTTAACATTATTGGTAGGTTAAGAGTAGCCCTGTCATTAACAAATGATCCGCCAACCTTTTGGTCAACAATACCGGTACACGATTTAGCAATGTTATACATTATGCTAACTAACGGTCCAGCGCCTATTTTAGTTAACACTATACCAGTAAATCCAACTGGATTAACAGTTGCTAATGCACCTTGTATAGTAAGTGGAGAATAAGTATAGCCACCTGCCAGTTGTGTAGCACCGACAAGTTGATCATCGATAGATGTGTACGAGGTTAATGTAGTCCGCGGCTGGAGAGCCTGCATTATAAACTTAGAACCAATCCAATCTGATGTACCGGTACTCTTTGTTATTATACCAGTAAATCTAACTGGATTAACAGTTGCTAATAGACCTTGTATCGTAAGTGGAGAATAAGTATAGCCACCTGCCAGTTGTGTAGCACCTGTCGGTCTTGATACAACACCAGTTTGCTTATATGAAATTGGCAAACCTGAACTAGGAGTGTATAAGTTTTCTGATATACCAACCGGAGTTGATTTAATCCCAGTACCTAATGTAGGATTAAGCATTATTTTTAAATCAAGGGTTGCCTTATCATTAACACCCGATGCACCAATTGGAGTTGATTTAATCCCTGTACCAAATTGTAGTAATACAAAATTAGCCAATGACCACCAACTAGAACCAGTTTTATTTGATAATACCCCAGTAAATGATGTCGGGGTAACTACTGGTAATATACTACCTACTAACCCAGCTTTTTGCAATCCAACTAATGATGGATTTAACGCAGTGCTAATAAGTGCAGATCCAACAAGCTGGTCATTGATACTTGTATATTTTACAAGTGGTTGAGGTACAGACGTGTATAGATACTGAACTGCATTTCCGACTTTTTGAGTTACTATACATGTAAATGATGTCGGGGTAACTACTTGTAATACACTACCTATTAATCCAGCTTTTTGCAATCCAACTAATGATGGATTTAACGCAGTGCTAATAAGTGCAGAACCTACAAGTGCCGGTTTACTACTAGTTTGGTAAAATGACGGTTCGTTCCATATCGTTATTGTTTCATCAACTGCATTACCTACAAGCCCAGGTCTGACACCTGTACCAAATGCCGGATTGAACATTATCTTAAGATCAAGCGTGGCTTTATCAGTGATGAACGAAGCGCCAACTAATGGTGATTTAATACTAGTGTACTGAAAATTTGATGTTACTGATACTGGTACACGAGATGATCCGACAGTAGCCGGACCATATCCTGTTGCATTAATTAAAACTAGTGAAGTATCTAATGCCATTGGTTACTTATTACGCTGGTAACGCAATTTGACCTAATGTAATACTCGATGCATTGTTAACACCATGCACGTTAGTAAAAATTCTAAGTCCGGTATCAGAATTACTAATAAGTCTAGCACCATCATAGAATACAAATGAGTTAGCACTTGCTGTAGATGACGTTGTTTGTGTACTAGTTGCAGTTGGTGCAATTAATTGTACATAACCGGCGTTTAATGTAATTGCAGACCCAGCAGATGCGCCTAGTGTAACCCTAACTGCATATGGAGATGCAGCAGTACCTCGTATAATCGACATCACAACTCCGTCAACTTTAACTGTGTACATTTTTGTAAAGTTAGTTGCAGCCGTGGCACTAATACCAACTGATGTTGAACTTGTTGCGATACCAGTTCTTGGATTGTATTGTGTCTGATAGAACGTAGCACCTGAAGAAGCATATTGATGTACTAAAATGTTATAACCGTCTAATACATGCAATGATACATTTGTAGTTGCAGCTGCAGAAGAACCTAATGTTGGATATGAAATACCACTGTTAGGTATAATTTTTACTAACTTAAAGTTACCACCAGTAACAACACATGGTGCAAACCAAACGTTACCATCAAAGTCTAAACAACCATCAATTAAACGACAAGTTGTCTCTACAAATGTTGTTAATGTTACAGACCCTGCAGTAAAACCAAATGTTGATGCAGAATCAACTAAGAATGTTGATCTTAATACGCGAGTAACAACTGGCTGAGCACCTTGCGCAGCACCTGCGCAGAATATGTAAGTTGGGGTAATAACTACTGTATAAATACCACCACCGATAGAAATAGATGTATACGAGTCATCTCTAACATCCATACGTGTTAAACCTGATGATGTACAAATATATACATAACGTTCACCGTCAAATTTAATATCATAAATTGTTTGACCGCCAGTTACAGAGAACGGACTGCTCGGTGATGTGTTTAACAATGCGTTATACTTAACCACAAAGTTGTTAGTTGCAGTATCAGTAACTGTATAGTAAGCTGAACCAGTTGAACACATGTATAATGGTCTTGCAGAAGTCTGTCCAGTAATTGATGACACCGTCCATTGACTGCAAGAAAACCAAGCTGTTTCGTCTGTACCATATGTTTTGTGATGTAAGTTTAATAAGAAATGATCTCTAAGTGTGCCAGCTGGTGTATAGTTACCATCTGAGTCAACTTGTAAACGTATACGGTTCATATAGTTACCAGCTGGAGCCAATGCTTTAAGTCCAAAAATTGTACCATAGTTTGATACATATTGTAATGTAAAATCAGCAATTGGTTTAATTGGTAAAATTAAACGTTTTGTTGTATCCCATGAGTTAGCTTGATATCTGTTAATCTGATTACCTAAGTAATAAAAGAATGATGCAGCAGTTTGTGTTGTTACACCACCTGTTAAATATACAGGGTGATTAGTAACACCAAAGTCAGCACCCCAACCTTTAGCAGCTAAATATCCGTTTGCACCATTTTTAACACGCGGCATAGCCCAACATGTGTAATCAAGTGTACCTAATGGTTTTGCAGAAGATGTTGTTGCACCTAATAACCATAATGGTGAACTCATATACCCCCAACATGGGAATCCAGTACCGATAGTAGCAACGTCCATAATATCTTCTCTAGCATTTTCAAAAATACCAGCCCAGTTACACGGTTCGCCGTTGATATAAGTTACAATTGCTAACCAACGTGGAGATGTCATAATAATAAAATCTGTTAAGTCCATTTTGAAGCCTAATTGTGCGCAATCAAAATATGTAAATGCTTCGTTAGTTGGTACTCTTGAAGTTAGTGTAGCAACTGAACCTGCAGTATTAAAGTTAGCTAATGTATCCCAATATTCACAAGTAGAAACTGCTAACTCATGAGCATTTAAGTTCCAGCGTAAGATAGCAGCTTTATAAGATACACCGTCTTTATTTAAGCAACGGTATACTTGTGTAATAACATAACCAGCTTGTGCGCAGTCAAATAATGTCCAACCTGAGCCAGACTGTGTACCTGTTAACCCGCCTGCTGAAAATGTAGTAGCAGTTGCTGTACCACCAGTCGGTACTTGTACAGTACCTGCGATATAACCTGCTGTGTTTGTAGTGCCGTTAGCAGCAGCTGCAGTACCAATAATCGCGTCAGTAACGGTATCGATTAATTGAATAAATGTACTAGCACTGGTGTTAGTAAGATTTGAGGTAGTTACTTGGATAGTACTTGTACCAATGTATGTTGCTGAAATTGTCATTTTGTTTCCTCGTTATGAATAAATGAATATAATTGAAAGGTTTGATCCATTCGTTGCTGATATAATATCAACTGTTATGTAATCACTAGTAGTTAGTGTTGTTGATAACAAATTAATCGTTGTTTTGTAAGCACCTGGACTTAATGTTAACAAATTACCACTAAGAATACTTACGTTATTTTTTTTAATATCAATTGTTACATTATATGAAGCTGGTAATCCAATTGTTAAATAAACTCCGGATATTGTAATAGTACGGTCCGGATACCATCTTGCGGTTCCTGGTATCGGTGATAACGCTCCTAAGTAATTGTATGACTTAGTAAGTTGCGAACTACCTGATCCTCCAGAACCTGCCGGTCCAGTTGCACCGTCGCTTGCAATTAGTTGCCATGCTGACGAATTCGATGGATCAAGTGTAGTAGCAGTTGTGCATACATACGTTGCACCGTTATATCGAACAATGTCAAGTTTTTTATAAGAGCCAGCAGCCCAATTACCTTGAGGAACAAATCCAATTCTACCTAAATTTGCTGTTGTCATTAAGTTAACCCTACTAATAATTCGCCATTTACAATCGATACATTAAATATTGAATTGTATGTTACGATCAATTCGCCGTTAACTATATTAAAATCAGCAAATATGCCATCACCGCCGGCTACACCTTCTAAAGTTCCGGTTCTAGGTAACATGACAATATCACCGTCAGTGTCAAGCACTAGTGGTCTATATGATGCCATTATGCTATTCCTATTAATCTATCCAACATAAAATTTATGTTAGTACTTGAAGTTGCGATTCCAAGTTTTTGTATAATATTACCTGAATTAGCAATATCGTTAGGGTTAATTATTGTACTTGAAAACTTACCAGGTGTTAAACTTAAATATACATTGCCTGGAGTAGCAGATACAATCGAACTGTTTGAGCCAGAAAAATATACAGTTGCTATATCACCAGTAATATATGATTCTAATACAAATCCGTGTGCTTGAGTAGTTTTGCTTATAGCACATGCTAGTCGTACAGTTGCAATTCCGGAATTATTCCATACATTTATAAAATCACCCGCCTCTAAATTGTTACTAGTTAAAATTTGTTTAGTATCTGAAATAAAGGTTGAATCTAATTGACCATAATCATTAGTAACTAGCATTTGGCCGGCATCAGACACGCCAGCTGTGGATTGTATACCACTAGCTACGTTAAATTCTCCGTTAATAAGTGTTAAAAATGTTTGCATAAGTTAGTCATTAGTTTTATATATTATTTATCTATTTATCTAATTCAGTTATAGCTGGATTGCAATACCGATCGACGCTATTACATTAGTAGTTGATACTGCAATGCCTAATTTTTGCAAAATTCCAGAAGTTGGTACAAGTTGTGTTATGTTTCCATTACTACTTAAAAATATTGGTAAATTTGCAGATAACCCAGTAAATCCACCAAGTAGGCCAGCTGCGTGGATTTCAATCATATTACCAGCAGTAGCAGAGGTAGCAGTTATTCCTATTACTTTACTTTGATGTAAGCTATTTGAACTATCTGCGTATGTACAACCAGTCGGAGTTGAAATAACAACTCGATTTGATTGCAAATCAATGTCTGCAGTTCTATTAAATGATGCTATGCCATCACCTTGTGGGCCTGTTGCACCTTGTGGGCCTGTTGCACCTTGTGGGCCTGTTGGACCTATTTCACCAGCTGCACCTTGTGGACCAGTAGAATATGGTAAATCATTCCACTGATGAACACCGTCACCAATTTTAAATAAATGTGTATCAAGTTCAAGGGCAAGTTCACCTTCCGCTAATAATGGATTATAAAATGTCCATCCGGTAGATTGCCCTCGCCGTAGTTGCATTTGATTAGCCATTTACACCCCCAAAATCAAATGAAACCAAACCACCATATACTGATGAAGGGTGCCCGCCGTCTATTACAAATCCAGTCGGGGCAGTAATAACAGGTTTATTGATTAAATCATTATAATTACCAGTAGCTGCAACAGTTGCTAATCCAATATTAGTACGTGCATTTTGTTGTTCTGTATTAGATAAGTTTTGATAGTTGATATCATATCGAACTGTTGAACCAGGTGCAGTGCTAATTGGTATTGCAGAATTTAAAAAAGTAGAAAGTTTTGTTGTCATAAGTATTCCTTTATACTATTTAGTTGGTATTTCTGGATATGTTATATTAAATAATGGTCCTGATGTTATTGTAATATTGCGAAGATTTGGTGCTACTGGATACACGACATTAGTTGGGAATTCTGGTTGATTTGTAATATCCCGCAACTCTTGTCTGTATGCTGCCCAATCTGCTTTATCAACTGGTACATCTGTAATTTGTGTCCAGTCGCATGCAGCAAGTAATTGGTCGCGATATGTTCGAATTTGAGTTTCTGCAAGTCTACGCCCTGCAATAATGTCATCTTCTGATTTATTAATTATAGTAACAGTAAATACTTGATTATCTTCTATGTATGGATCACAATGTATTATCTTTTGAGTGGTAATATCGTGCTCCTTCCATATAGTTACTTTTAACGCAGAATTTAACATCATAAATTCTTCATCAGGGCCAGTTAATGGAAATGAAGTATTTGGAAATAATTGTTTATAGTGTCCGATTTGCACTATTGCTGTATTGTTAATGATTGCAATGTCCATTTATAGTCTCCTTATGGTATGCATTTAGTTTAAAATGATTTATAAAGTACCGGTATTAGTTGACGGAAATTTACGAAGGGTACCTGGCCAAATTATTCGAATTGCTCCAGAACTACCAGCACCAGATGCTCCTTGTGAAGATGGAGTTTGTATTGTTCCGCCGCCCCCACCCCCGCCGCCGTATGCTCCACCGGCTCCACCAATTCCGCCAGCAGTACCTCCGATTGCCCCATTACTGCCGCTAGAACCAGCGCCGCCTGCACTAGCTGCTGCTCCATAGTTAGTTCCCCACGGGCCGTTATTTAAACACACACCATCAGTGCCTTGGCCTAATAATCCTACGCCACCACCCCCGCCACCTGCGCTGGCGTTAGTAAATGAACTACCCCCACCACTACCCCCACCGCCTGATCCGGAAGTAGGTTGCACTGAATAGGTATAACCGCCAGCGCCACCGTTGCCACTATAACCGCCAGCACCACCCCCACCCCCTACTAAGTTACTGTTTCCACCGTTCCCGCCATTTCCAATTATTACACTACCACCGACTGGTCCATTACCGCTACCTGCAATTACTGTAGTTACGTTAAACGACGAATCTGCACCATTAGGGCTGCCTACTACAACCGTGTACAAATTTCCAGGAATAACTGTAACATCATTTATGTATGATAATGCACCACCACCTCCGCCATAAGATGTAGTTGCGCTACCGGTACCGCCTGCTCCTACTGCAACAACTGAGATAGAAGAAACACCTGCAGGGCAGGTCCATGTGTATGTTCCTGGTGAATTATATACTATTTCTCCAGTTCCATTTGCAGCAATGGTAGACGGTGTAAAATTAGAAGTATATCTTGCTATACCTTTTGTTATACGAAAGTCATCAATGTATCCACTAAATCTATAAGTACCTAGGTTAGTTATCCAAGCACCAACTGTTAATCCGCTTCCTTCGTCATAAGTAGTAGCAAATGGAAAATTTGCAGTTTCTTTTAAAATACCGTTTATAAACAACATTAAGTTACTACCGGATCTTACAAATGCAACATGTGTCCATGTATAAGTAGCAACTGGCCAAATTGTAGAAGTTCCGTACAAGTCTCCATATGAACCAGCAAGCGTTATCGCAATCCCTGCAGCAGTAGTATCATATGCAATACCCCAACTACCAACTCCGCTTTGGCAGTTGCCGCATATTCCGGCAAGACTAGATTGACCACCATTTGGATACATCCACAAGTCTACAGTAAAATCATACAACCCAAGTAATGCGGATGTAGCTTGGTTAATAGACAGGTATCCATTGCTTGACAAATATATACTGCCTGTACCAAATTTTAAAACACCTGTGCTTATTTGTGCTGGACTAGTTACTGTTATTGACCAGGCAAGCGGACTACTATCTATAAATGTAGTTGAACCATTAGTTCCATTACCTGACAGCATTACGGTTACAAAATTTGAATATGCATCATATGACGATACTAGTAACCATGTTATTTGGTTAGAGAAGCACGCAGTATTATTAGTCCATGCAAATGATACGCTATACAAGTTAGTCTTATAAACACTTATTTGACCAGCAAGTGCATACATAATAGGATACATCGATAATCGTTCTACATTGTCGCTTATATCTATTACCTGTGAGTAATAATATAAATTATTAATATATGTTAAAATTGCTGTACTAGGTGACAAACCTGCGATTGCAATAGGCGATGAATTTGTACTACGATATACAATATTAATAGGCACTCCTGCTAGTAAATTAGCACCTTCTAATAAGATTACACATGTTTTTATATAACTACCTGATGGATATGATACTATTGCTGCAGTACTACTAAGTGTAGAAATACTCGATACTGTATAAGAATCGTTAGAATCGATATTATATGATGTAGCCTGTATAGTTAATGATGTAACGGATAATGTAACTAATCGAACATATCGATACGGGTACACTGCATATGATAAGATTGCAGTAGTAGAGTTAAATGCTGCACAGATTGGAGAAGTACTTCCAGATTCAATTGCTAATACAGTTGGTGTATATGCAGTAATAATACCAAATGATCCGTGTTCAACTAATTGCATAATTGAGCTACTACCAAGTTGATAACATGCTATTGAAAATCTAGAACTTAGGTTGCATAAGTTTAATGTAGTAGCTGTAGATGTAGATAAGGTAGTAACCCCAGAACCTACACTAATTGAAGTTCCTGATATTTGAATAATTAGCACTATTGTACCACTGCCTGCAGTAGTAAATAATACTGCTGCACTAGAAGAAGAGGTTAACACAGCTGATAAAAAATCACCAGTAAGTGTCATACTGCCTAATATTAATGTTTCAACACCGCCTGTGACTCTGCCATATAAAAATCCACCAGTTCTTGAATAAACAGTTAATGAGACTAAATTAGAAATACCTACAGATGCAACTAATCCCGGAGCTTGCGTACTAACAATAGATGTTATAGACGGGATTGTTCTGTCTACAAAAGTTGCAGGTAATATATTTTGACTGCCACCATTAACAATTGATCGAACACTCATCTTATATCCTTTCCGATAATTACGCCAATCCAATTAGTGCCACCGTCATGTGTATAAAACCCTAATGAATCCTTACCAGTTGTAGTTAAAACAGGAGCCCCACCGCCTACCCATCTAACACCTGACCACCATGTTATACTATAAGATCCGCCATTGATTACTTCAAAGATAAATGATGCAACTGTGCCTGCCGTTGGTGTATTACTTACAGTAAATGTTGAAGTTGTTGAAATAGTCTTAGTAAACAAATTGCCAAGCAACAAGTCTATGTTATAGTTTGCGGTTATCATTACAACTTTTGTTTCGTATAATGCAACTGTAGTAATGATCTTATTAGTTAATGTTTGGCCGTCTACTGTACCGACAATAGCTCCGCCAGGTGCTGTAACTGTAGTAAACGGACTAGACCCGTTACCTACTACAATGCCAGTTAATGCAGTTGCACCGGTACCACCGCTAGCTACTACTAATGTTGTACTTAAGCCGGCAGCAGTACCTAAAGTATTTTGATTCCATATTACTGCAGTACCTGGCATTAATAATGATGATGATAATTTGTTAGACATATATGTTTCCTAGTTATTAAAGGACTGATCCAGCAGTAGATCCGTAGCCATTTGGCCACGAAACTCCGTATGCAGATGAATTTTGAGTAGCATAGCCTGCTGCACCACCTGCACCACCTGTCCAGTTTTTATTTGATGCCCCGGCGGTACGTGGCTGCCCTGCCCCACCGCCACCACTACCGCCTGATCCGCCTGATCCAGTACCACCACTACCGCCACTATAACCGCTACCACTACCGCCGGCACTGCCATGTGCTGAGCCTGTACCACCACCGCCACCACCACCGCCACCACCGCCACCGTAGATAGTTCCATTATTATACATTACAATGCTGCCTGCTTGGAAATAAATCCCAGTCCCGCCTTGGCCACCGTATCCGCCATAAGATTGTCCAGCATAGTTTGATCCAGCACCGCCGTCACCCGCGCCACCACCGCCTCCATATATAGATCCGTTGTTATAAAATACACATGATGATTGGATCATTAATGCGTGATAACCGTTGTACCCTTGATCGTGTGTGTTGTAAGCCCCGCCATCTCCCGGATAACCTTGTATGTTATTTTGGTTAATTACAGTTAATACAGACATTGACGCCATAGACATTTGCAAAGTCAATGCATAAGTATTAGAATTGTTAGTAGCAGAATATGCGCCGTTTATGTAAACAGTAACATCGGCATTTGGTGTAGACGGGTATCCGACAATTGCGTTAGTTGCAACAACACTAATTCCGCCAGTTAAATAGTAAGTTATTGGTAATAATGGAATTACACTATTTGAAACCCCACCAGGTCCGTATCCAAATGCATTTCGTGCTTTAACTGTAAAGGTATATGTAGTGCCGTTAACTAATCCATTAAATGTGTAAGAATAACTTGTAGTAGCTGTAATTGCGTCAATATTAACAGATGTTCCGTTTGAATTAAAAATAGTAAAATCACTAGTAACTAAATCTGACGGATATGAAAAGGTAACATATACAGATTGTGATCCATTTTTTGTTGCAACAACATTAGTAGGAGCAATTGGAACAGATAATATTGTAGCAGTGGCAAATACAAATGATACTATACCAGACATTATAACAAACCTACACCTGATATAATCCATTCAGTTGCTGATACTTTTATCGCAGTAGCTAAACCATTTGATACTAATGTTCTATTTCCAGTTGTTCCTGCACCTGCTATTCTCATAGTTTCTGCTGCTATGATAGTAAGAGTACCGGCACCGTTTTGATTGATAAACATTATTGCAGTACCGATGGGATAAGCAAGTGCAGCTATTGTATAAGTTCTAGCAGTTGTGTCTGCTGATGGATGTAAAATATGTTTGCCCGAATCTGTCATAACTGTTACATAATTAGCAGACACACTAACTTGAGGAATCTCTTTAAATCCCGGAGTATAACCATTTACTAAACAGTTTGAAACATCGCCGCTTACAGGTGTTCCTAGTGCAGGCGCAGTTAATGTTAGATTTGAGATAACTGGATTATCTGATAATACTACCTTACCGGTACCAGTACTTAATGATACTCCAGTACCGCCATATGCAACAGGCAACACGCCTGGATAACCAATATATGTTGACGAACTTTGACTAAATGTTGGTGTTACTAATAATCGCCAGTTAGTAGTTGCGGTGTTGTATACAAATGATGCGTAGGTGCCAGAAATATCTAACAGATAATAAACTGGCTCTCCTTCGATAGATGTATTATTACCTGCAAGTAATGTTACATTATTAGTGCCAAATGTACTGTATAAATCAAGTATACCAATTAATGATCCGTCTGGTGGATTTGTTGGAAATGATATACTCATTATAGCAGTTCTAGTATCACATCGGATTAAGTCGTTTATTGAAGCTGCATAATCAGCAGATTTTACTGATGTAGTTGATAATTTACTAGAAACAGACGACCAACTTAATGATACTCCGTTGGTAGTTAAGAATTTTGTAGCATTACCAGTTTGAGATGGTAACGTATTACCTGTAGGGCTAGATATCCAGGTCGTACCATCACTAGTTAGCACTTGACCTGCCGCACCAGGAGTTACAGATTGTATACTGGTTCTGCCATTCCCTAGTAACACACTGTTTACTGTTAAGGTAGTTAACCCTGTGCCGCCGTTAGCTACTGGTAAAACACTATAATCTCCTCTAAGGGTTGATGAAAGATATTTAGACATAGGTTATCCGTTGTTGTTATCAGGTTTGGGAATATTAAAAAATATTCTAGCTTCTTCAATTGTATCAAACCAGTACCACCCGTCTACTGGATAGGTGTATGTATCCTTAGTTATAAGATTTAAATCGTATCCAAAACCATGTACAAAATTTGGTGCTTCAAGAAGTTCATTGTCTAATTTATAAAATGCCATAATTTACCCTGTTACTGTCCAGCCTCTTAATAATGCTAGATTTGTGTTTAAGTATCTAATAGTTAATGCAACCGAACCAGCTGATACCATTTTTCTATCAAGTGTTATTGAGGTTGTTGTAAAACTTACTATCTTGGTTATGTATCGCAATGTACCGGTTCCGTCAGTAGTAAGTGCTATTGTAGTACTTCCCGGTTCCAGCGATATTTGAAAATTGTTAGCAGTTGCATTAATTACATAATATGTAGTATTAATTGCAATCCCAGTAGTAGTTGTAATTACTGAAAATGCAACCACATCATCGTTTGCTAACCCGTGAGCAGCTAACGTAACTAAATCACCTGCATCTGTAAAAGTAATTGCAATACCCGTTGTTATTCCAGTTCCAGTTCCGTATACATACATACCAATAGCTAAACCAGTTGCGTTAGGTGATACTAGGGTTACTGAACCTGCAGTAGCAGTACAAGTTTTAGCAACAGAATCTAATCCAGGATTAGTAGTAAGAGTTAACGTTTGCGCCGCAGCTGGATTTCTAGTAGCTACATTGTTACATATATATTCTATTGAAGTTCGTGATAATTTACAAGCAGTAACTGAAAATGTATATTTTGCGTTCATTATTAAAAGTTGTGTGAGAGAACTACACGTTGCAAACATTGACGTTAGCACAGTCGACGCACTTACATCTATAGATTGTATAATAGCTAATGACGAACAGCCACTAAACATAAATGTAGTAGTAGTTGCAGCACTCACAGCAAACGCAGTATAAGAGACTAATGCACTACAGTTAAAAAACATATAAGCAGTGTTATTAGAAGGACAATACAAAGTAGTATATGTTAATGACGTACACCCCCAGAACATATACGACGTATTAACACTCACGCGGATATCTAGCCCAATAAAATGATCTAACTTAGCACATCCGTAAAACATATATGAAAGATTAGTAGCAGACAAGGAAGGATTTATATTACTTGACACATAGTTTAATACAGTACAATTTTGAAACATGTATGATGAATCAGTACACTGAGGCATATCCATTGAAATGGGTAATGTCGGCAACGACGAGCATCCTGCAAACATATACGAAGTAGTAGTACATTGACTAAAATTTGCAATTGGAGCAACCTGTAATGACGTACATCCGTAAAACATATATAGTCCGGAACTAATTAGAAATTCCTGCATACTGTATACAAATGAGCTAACTAATCGGCTACATCCGTAAAACATATATGACATATTTATTGCGGCAGGTCCTGCGATAAACTGATCAATATATTCCAATGTCGTGCAATTATAAAACATATACGATGCGTTAGTGCATGCGCTTAGGTTAAATCTAGGAGCAAATCGTAATGCTTTACAATTTTGAAACATGTACGATGTATTAGGTGAACCCGACGTATCAAATAACGAAATTTCTTGTAATGCCGAACAGCCAGAAAACATGTATGACATATTATTGCCTGCTGCAATATTCCTAAATAATACGGCATTTTTTGTTAATGCCGAACATCCAGAAAACATGTATGACGAGTTACTGCATGATCCTAAATCAAAAATACCTCTTTGCCCCATCTCCCATATTCCTAAATCAGTTGCTAACGCAGTACATCCTGCAAACATATACGTAGTAGTAGCACATGCATTTGTGTATATTGGCGGAACTAATGTTAACGAGGTGCAATTTTGGAACATATAAGACGCATCTACAATTCCAGTATTACTAGCTACTAACGTGTTAGTTGGATAACTATCATAGATATGAGTTAAAGAATAACAGTTTGCAAACATATATGATGCTGACGAAATAGGCGACGGTCTACCTACACTCTCGTCTTTATATATGTTAGCACCAAATAACGCAGTGCAGTTTCGAAACATATATGAACACGATAGCGTATTAATGAATGGATATATAACAACCCCTTGCAGTAATCTATGAGTTACGTTATGAGTCGCTGCACCAATAACGATAGATGTAGCGTTTGGCGTGTTAATTTTTATAGCAAGCCACGGGCTTGTAGTACCAACAGTTAACCCGGCAGCAGTATGTCTTCGATTAATATCAAAAACAGTAATTGGGGTACTAGCAATTACGGGAGTTACTGTTACAATAGCATATTTAAAATTTATGGTAAAACCACCAGTCATCTGACTATCTGGTATAACTGTATAATCATATTGATGAAGTGCAACTACAGAAGTTGCAACAGTTTGAGGAGCAGTACCGTCGCCCCAATCAACTACATATCCACCTACTACTGTACAGAACAGCGCCAAATAATTTGAGTTTTCAAAAACGGCAACTAAACCAACAACTATATCATCCGTTGCGCTTATATCGGGCATACCTACAATATCGTTGTACCACCAATTTAATCCAGTACGCGTCGATAATTGGCCAGCAGCATTGCTACGAGATTTAACTGAGTTTAATGATAACGAACTTACTGACATTAGACGATCTCTGATCCAAATACAGAAACTGAAATTGTAGCATCGCTTGAACACAAGATTTTATCACCTGCAGCTAACGTAATACCAAGTGTTAAAAAAATCGATTCGTATTGATTTATTAACGCAGTATATGCAATATAATGTTTCATTTGAGTTGTACTATCGGCTGCTGGTTGAACTGCTATAGAATATATCCCAGTAGACCCGTTTGATACAACTGCTATTGTACTACATACTGCACTAGTCCCTGCAGGGACAGTATATACTATAGTTTCTGTAATTCCGTTATGTTGTCCTAAAATTTTATATGTTGTTGCCATTTATGCTCCCATTAATAAAAACGGATCAAATCCAGATGCAGTCCCGGATGATCCAGTAGCTGACAATACCCCACTACTAATAGTTAGTCCAGATCCAACTTTGATACCTCCTAAAACGGATACAGATGCAGTTGGTAAACTATATCCACCCGCACTACTTATAACACCTGATCCATTAATTGTAATAGTAGTACCATCAACTTTAACACCACCTAATTGTGTTGTACTTGCAGTTGCTAAACCAATAGTACCACTTGTATTTGTAATACCACTTGTTGCAACTACTGGAATAATAACACCACCTAATGCTGATATAGTTGTAGCTGGTAATGTATAAGCAGTTGCTGTTGCTGACAGCACACCGCTAGCAATACTTAAACCAGTCCCAACTTTAATGCCACCTAACACAGTAGATGAAGCAGTTGGTAATGTATAAGCAGGTGCTGCACTAATAATACCACTTGCTATTGTAATAGTAGTACCATCAACTTTAACACCACCTAATTGTGTTGTACTTGCAGTTGCTAAACCAATTGTTCCGGTTGAGTTATTAATACCACTTGTTGCAACTGCTGGAATAATAACACCACCTAATGCTGATGTAGTTGTAGCTGGTAAACTATATCCACCCGCACTACTTATAACACCTGATCCATTAATTGTAATAGTAGTACCATCAACTTTAACACCACCTAATACAGTAGTTGAAGAAGTTGGTAATGTATAAGCAGTTGGTTTACTGGTTAAGTCAGTATAACTACCTGAAGTAGCTACTGTTGCTAAAGTTGGTTTACTGGTTAAGTCAGTATAACTACCACTAAACAATGTTGGTGTACCTATTAAATCAGTATAACTACCTGAAGTAGCTACTGTTGCTAATGTTGGTTTGCTAGTTAAGTCAGTATAACTACCACTAAACAATGTTGGTGTACCTATTAAATCAGTATAACTACCTGAAGTAGCTACTGTTGCTAATGTTTGCCAACTTGCAGTTGACCCATTAGTAGTTAAAAATTTATTTGAATTTCCAGTTTGGGATGGCAATGATACAGGTGCAGGCTGAGAACTCCATGTAGTTCCATTACTAGTTAACACGTTACCAGATGATCCAGGAGCAACTGATTGTACACCTAACGTTCCATTTCCAAGTAACACGCTATTTGCACCTAATGAGGTAACACCAATACCCCCACTAGCTACGGCTAATGTTGCACTTAGGCCAGCTGCAGTTCCAGTTGTGCTTTGATTAAAAGTTGGCCATGTAAATGTGCCAGTACTAAAGTTACCACTAACTGGAGTACCTAACGCAGGTGTAATTAGTGAAGGCGACGTTAATGTTGAATTAGATGATAAAACAACACTGCCTGTACCGGTTTTAGTAGTAACACCAGTACCTCCACTAGATACAGCTAATGTACTACTCAATCCAGCTGCAGTTCCAGTTGTGCTTTGATTAAAAGTTGGAACAGTACCTGATAAATTAGCATATGTATAACCAGTGCAATTAGTTAATGTGCCACTTAATGGTGTTCCTAATGCGCCACCGGGTGCAACAAAATCAGTACCTGCAGTAGCTGCAGTAAACGCACTAATGCCATTACCTTTTAATATACCAGTTATTGTAGTAACACCGGTACCGCCAGTAGTAACGGCTAACGTTGTGCTTAAGCCAGCTGCAGTTCCAGTTGTGCTTTGATTAAAAGTTGGCCATGTAAATGTACCTGTGCTAAAATCGCCACTGCTTATTGATCCCAATGCACCGCCGGGGACAATGTAATCTACCCCGGCGATTGCAGCATCAACATATGTGCCATCACCTTTAAATAATCCAGTTACGTCAGTTGGTGATCCTATATTAACAGACCCGGTTCCAGTCCCGCCTGATCCGCTTGTTCCTAATAAGATCGACGGAGTATCTAACAATCTCCAATTATTACTAGAACTCATGTATATAAACGAAACATATGTGCCAGCTATATCAAGAATGTATTCAGACGAATCAAATTCAATGCGTTTTCCGCTATTAGGTAATAATGTTAAGTTATGACCACTAAACGTGTATTCTACGTCGATAATACCGATGCAATCACCATCGGCAGGTGCTGCTGGAAATGTAACAGTAAACGCACTTGAAGAAGTGTTACATCTTACTAAATCGTTTGAAAATGATGTGTAATTTGAAGTTTTTACTGAAGTTGGTGATAACCGATTTGTTATTGCAGTCCATTGTGCAGTTGACCCATTAGTAGTTAAAAATTTACTTGCGTTGCCAGATTGTGATGGCAATGTAATCGGTGCTTCGGTTGAAACCCATGTAGTTCCATTACTGGTTAGTACATTACCGGATGAACCAGGAGCAACTGATTGTACACCCGATGTTCCATTTCCAAGTAACACACTGTTTGCATCTAATGAAGTAACACCTGTTCCGCCACTGGCTACTGATAAAGTTGCACTTAGTCCAGATGAAGTACCTGTAGTATTTTGATTAAAAGTTGGCCATGTAAATGTGCCAGTATTAAAGTTACCACTAATAGGAGTACCTAACACAGGTGTTATAAAAGTCGGTGATGATAGAGTTGAACTGTGCGATAATACAACACTACCGATACCAGTTTTAGTAGTAACACCTGTTCCGCCCTTGTCTACTGATAAAGTTGCACTTAGGCCAGCTGCAGTCCCAGTTGTGTTTTGGTTAAATACTGGCCAAATAAACGAACCAATACTAAAGT